ACTCTTCGGTGTCGATCTCAACCTGCATGGCCGCATCGGCGGCAATACGGGCAGAGTTCTCGCCGACAAGGGCGGTCGCGAGAGCGGCATCGCCGGCAGCACGGGCAGACTCTTCAGTATCAATCTCAACCTGCAGGGCCGCATCAGCGGCAATACGGGCAGAGGTCTCATCGCCAAGGCTGGTCGCGAGAGCGGCATCGCCAGCGGCGCGGGCTGACTCTTCAGCATCGATCTCGATCTGGAGAGCGGCATCAGCGGCAACGCGGGCAGAAGTCTCGAGGCCGAGGGCTGAGCTTGCGCCGGTTGAGAGGTTATTGACTACGTCAAGGAGGTAACCATCGGCATCCTGGAATGCTGAGACGATCTCGCTGAGGGAGTCAAGTGACTCGGGGGTAACGTTCGAGAGCAGGCTGTTGATCTGGCCCTGCAGGTTGCTGTCGCCAGCAACGCGGGACGAGGCTTCGCTGTCAAGGTTCGTCTGTACAGCGGCATCGCCAGCAGCGCGGGACGAGGCTTCGCTGCCGAGGCTGGTCGTGAGAGCTGCATCGCCAGCAGCGCGGGATGAGACTTCGCTGCCGAGACTGGTGCTGAGAGCGGCATCGCCAGCAACGCGGGATGAGGCCTCTGACGTCAGATTGGCCTGAACGCCGGCGTCACCAGCAATGCGGGATGAAACCTCGGAAGCCATTTCGCCGTCGACGTAGCCCTTCGTGGCCGCGTCATTATTGTTTACGGGCGTGGCAAGACCGAGCTTGTCCTGGCCGATGAGCTCAGCTACGATCTCGGTGCCTTTGCGGCTGAGGACGTAACCGTCTGGAAGATTTGAGATATCAAGGAAGGTCTCGGTATCGCCGAGCCTGACCTTACGGGCATATGGTCTAAAAGTCATTGTGACTCCTGTATTAAAATCTTGCTTGCTTACCTATCTTGATTGACTTGCGATTTATATAGTATTATTAGCTGACGCCAAGCGCATCAGACTATGTACCAGTTGCCGTTCCAGCTCTGTATTGAAATAGAGTGCCACTCCACAATCAGACTCTTGGATGCATCGCCGTCAATCGATCCAGTTACCGGAACAAGCACCACCTTATTGGTGCTGCCGTCTACCTTTTTGAGATTGAACATATAACCATTCACGTCTGGCGTGGGAATTTCCACAATTCTTTGCCCAGCAGAGGCGTCAATTAGAATGGTAAAGTCGTTAACGAAATCGATCACAGTATCCTGATCAGTAAAGCGTATTGAGTTGGTAGATGTGGCAGGGTTAACCCAGGTCATCTTGCCAGAAACAAAACCAAGTAGCCCGCCGTTAAAACCTGTATTTGCGGTTTGTAGCTTGCTTGCGTTAAGGCCGCTGCCCTGGTAAATCGGATTCTGAAATTCTATAATCTCGATCTTGCGCTTTACCTTCCACTTTACGTAAAGATCGCCAGCCGGCATTTCCAAATCGCGCAAAATTCTATTGGTTACCTCTCTAGAGTCAGAGTGGTACTCTGCGGCCTTGTAGACGTCAATGATCTGGCCGGGGCGGATTGGGATGACATCTAGTACCAGCAGATCGCTGCGGCTGATATTCTTTACCAAGAATTTTGGTACAACCGGCTCTATCCTTGACATCAAGCTTCCTCCGGGCCTTGCGCGAACAGCCGAACAAACCCCGCGCGGGGCACTTATGCGGCCTACTACCTATTACTACTTTAATTGATTCATGCAAGGTTTTATGACAATCAGCACAAAAGAACATGGGGCGAAGATGAGCAAAACTATTATAAAGAACATTTATGCACTTGCCAACCAGCTGGATCAGGCCGGTCTATTCCGCGCTGCAGCTCACATGGATGCGGCAGCCGACCTGATAATCCTCGCCGAACAGGAAGTGAAGAAATCGATCCACGTCACATTCAAGCGGGAAAAGGGCATGGTTGTATGTGAGCTGACTGTCCACGAGATGGAGAACCCGAATGCAATGGGCCCTGCGATCAAGTTTGTTGGCCAAAACGTAAAAGCGGCTCGCAGTGCGGCCGCTAGCAAAATCGAAGAGCTCAAGAAAGAGCACAGTGCCGGCGTTGTCGAGTCGTTCGAGGGCGGACTAGAGCCCTGACCCCTTCTTGCGCATAGGGCAGATCATCAGCGGAACGCAATTGCGTTCCGCTCTCTTTAGAGAGAGGTCAAGAGTAGCCAGCGCCCCATAATTGCTGGCACCGCTTACGGCCCAGTCCATGAATTCGGCGCCACCAACATAGGGACTGGCTGCATTTATCTCAAATGAAATAAAGCCCGCAAGATTTCCTATTATAATGCACTCCTCGTCAAAATCGCGGTCGGCAATTGCGGCCACGCTAGAAGCGAGATCGATCAGGTTCGGCTCGTAAGCGCTATTCTTAAAAAAACACTGAAGAGCGTACACTACGACTTCTGCCCGATGCTCCACAGAGCCCCAACGCCAGGCAGCACTGGAATGTTTCATCGTGGATTCCTCGCATATCTAACAATGTCATATTCGTCAGTTGACCGTAATGTTTCCGTGGCATGAAACATGTGTTGAAAACAGGGGAAGCGCTTATCGCCGTCAACTTCTTGCTTGACGTGGGTAATCAACAGCTCATCACAATAGAATAGAAACTGCGCATACACCTCAGAACCACCACACAGGAAAACAAAACCCGAATCCGAGTGCGCCTCTGATAAGCTGCCGATCTCCATGGGTCCGGATGGCGATCTCGTCAGAATATATGTTTTTCTGCCAGGAAGGGGACGACCTATAGAGTCGTAGGTAGCGCGCCCCATGACGAGAGCGTGGCCCAAGGTCACAGACTTAAACCAGGCCAGGTCTTCTGGTAAATGCCACGGCAGGGAGTTGCCGCGACCAATTACGCTGTTCTCTGATACTGCGGCTATTCCAATCAGCTTGCTCATATCGCCATCTCAACCTTTGGTAAATCGGGATGGTGTGAGTATCCCACCATCTCTACGTCAGAGTACTGCAGAGCAAGCAAGTCATCTAGAGTAGACAGCTGCCTGTTTATGCGAAATTCTGGCAGCGGCAGCGGATCTCGAGTGACTTGGATCCTTGCGTTATCCAGCTGGTTTTTATACAGGTGTACGTCAGAGCCTTGGAACACAAGCCGCCCGGGACGATACCCGGCCAAGTTGGCAAGCGCATGTAGCAGGAAGCCATATCCTGCGATATTTGTCGGGTTTCCTAAATAGAAATCATTAGACCGCATCTGGAAAGACAGATTCAGTCTGCCTCCAGCGATCTGAACTGCCCAGCTTACATGGCAGGGCGGCAGAGCTGCCTCTGTCAAGACCTGCTGCGGATTCCAGTAACTAACGAAATGGCGGCGGCTGGATGGATTTGTTTTTATTCCAGAGACAATTGCGGCCAGCTGGTCGTAGCCGGAGCCAGCGTGGCTGCCATTGAAATTACGTAGCTGCCAGCTGTAATTCTTTCCTGCGTCACCTTCTAGCAGGTGAGCAAGTCCTTTTGCATCCAGGAATTCGCGAGTAGTGTTGCCCCTCCAGATATTTATTTTTTTCTGCTCAAGGATCTTTGAGTCTGTTTGTCCTCTGAGAAACCACATCATCTCTTCAAATGCAATGCGGAATGCAATGCGACGAGTGGTCAGAAGGGGGAAACCATCGTCCATATCGAATACCATTTGAGCACCAAAGATGCCCCTGGTTCCAATCCCTGTGCGATCATCTTCAATATCAAACCCTTCATCAAGAATCTGGCGCATTATTTTTAGATAGGAAGCTTCAGTCATCTGTCGACCTCTAGTTTCAGAGTTACCTCTCCGTGGTGCCTTATTGCATGGATAACGATGCCTGCGTTTCCGACAATAGCCTCCCATATCTCCTGGGTTCTGTCGTGCGACACCCTGGAAAACTCAAAGGTGCCCCATTCTGAGCAGCTTCCCGAGCCCGTATGACACAGAAAAAGGGTGGCGCTCATTTTGCCATTGGGCAGGAAACCGAGAATATCCACCTGGCGATTATTAAACCGATATGTGCCTGGGTGCACAATGGTATCGTACTCAGGTGGCTGTGCCAAGTATCCATCCGCAGGGCGCAATTCCGCTACGCAGCTCTTGCGAAACAACAAGTCAAATAAACCCACGCTTCACCTATGCGACCGTTCTGCAGGTTGCTGATCCAACACTTTGACGAAAAAAGTCATATATTGCACTTCAATCGGTCGATGCGCATGGTCAACAGTAGCAGACAGCACAATAAAAAAGAGGTCGCCCTGCGGCGACCCCTCTTTCAGAACCAGGCTAGATTCAGGACTTGCGGCCGACGGCGACGCCGCGGGCGTTGACGATGCCGATACCGATGGTCTCGAATACCGTCCAGCCGAGGCTGAGGCGATCCATCTTGTCGTTTGGCACGACTTCGACGTTCTGGCGGATTGGCATGACGCCGACCATGTCGGGCTCAGCGCAACCGAAGACGCTGCCGAAAGGAACAAGCTTGCTGACGATGATGTCGGCGGTGAAGAGCTTGGCGTAGAGGCCGGTCTGGAGGATCTCGCGGTGCGTGACGGGGTCGACTTCAGCAGCCGAGGTACCACCCTGTGACGTCCAGAGCAGGAGGTCCTGGAAGTCGCGGATGTTCATGAAGAACTTGCTGGTGAGCAGGTCCCACTGATCAACTTCTGACTTGATCTCAACCATGTCAGCGCGCGAGATGCGGGCGCCGAGAACCTGAGCGGTGTTCTCACCACCGAGGGCGGCGTCGCTGGCGAAGTCGAGGGCGGCGAAGAAGTTCGCGTCCTCAGTGGCAGCGATCTCCTGCTTGGCCTTTTGGACCGTACGCTCGATGACGTTAAAGCGGCGCTGACGGGCCTCGCGGATGCGGACGAGTGGGTGGCAGGCGATGTCGAACTCTGGAACGAATACACGGTCGCCACGGACGGGGCTCTCTGGAACGGCGCCGTTCGCCGAAATTACGAAAGCCGCAACGTCGATGTCGCGCTCATAGAGGGGGAGGACGCCGGTGGCGAGCTCGTCAACAACGAGGCCGCGGCGAGCAACGCCCGAGTAATCAAGGTTGCGGCGGATTGGGAGCGCCATGGCCTGAGCAAGAGCGACCTTGCCGCCCTGGTCGAGGATGGCTTGGCGAACGAGCTCGTCGCGCTGTGACTCGGTGGTCGAAGGACGGCCAGCGGCAACAGCGTTGGAGGGCATACCCTCCTCGAGGACCTTGGCGATGCGAACGAGACTCTTCAGCGCGTCGCGGGTGGTAAGACCACCGAGCTCGCCTGAATTATCAAAAAGATTTGACATTGTTTTCTCCGAAGTGAACTTAACTTACTCTTACTTGCACTTTGGGGACACGTAGTCACCAAAATTAATTACGCTAAACGCCTACAGAATTAATAGGATGCGTATGATAAGGGCTAGCAGAATTAATAGTGCGAAAAAAGAAAAGACCGCCGAAGCGGTCTTTTCAAGCAACTCCCGGGTCGCTATCAGGTCACAGGGCCTTGCCGGCGCCAGCTGAACCGAGGAACATGACCTTAACGCGATCAAACGTCTGGGTCGCGCCGGTCAGGTAGGCGGGGGTGGTGACGAGGCTCTGCGAGTGAGCGAACTCAACAAAGATCGCGCAGCCTGAGCTGGCAACCTTGTTCGCGCAGCCGTTGTGAGCAAGCTTGCCCTTGTCCACGCCGCTGCCGAAGCCGACAACAACGCCGGGGGTGAGGCCGCTGCTGGTCAGCACGCTGACAAAGTCGCTCGCCATCGAGTCGAGAGTGACCTCGTAGAGACCGGGCTTGTCCCAAAGGGTGACCTTGCCTGAAGCGGTAGCGGTGTGTGGGCCGAGTACGGCGCCAGCGCTGACAACGAGGCCGGTCTTGCCGCCGACGACAGTGCCGAGCATGGTGAAGTAGCCGGGACCAGTGCCCTCGTCCGCAAGAGCAACGAACTTCGCGCCGGACGTGGCGAGCTGCGCAACGGGGCGGGTGGCTGCCGCGTTGAGGTGGTAGCCGTCGAGAACGTCGGGGGCGGCGGTCTCGGTGCTGGTGTTGACGATGGGAGCGGTGCCGAGGGTCATGACCTCGCCACCCTTTAGGGCGGCGAGCTCGGTGTCGAGAGCATCAAAAATGCCAAGCGGCTGAATGCCGGGCTGAACAGGATATAGAGCCATTGTAATTACCTCACTTATTTAGTTTGGAGTGGCCAGACTGCGTCTTGACCCCTAAAACATCACTTATTACACCCTTTATTAGTTGTTGAGTGCAAAAATGTGATGCCACCTCTCTCGATAATCCCTCAGTTGCCTGCGAGTCTGTTTTGCCAGAGCTGCTCAAGATCATCCAGTTCTTCCCTGGTGGAAGCCTTCAAGATATCCTCTGTGACGTGCTTAGCCATATCAATGTGAAAGCCGATCCAGCGATTGCGTATCTTGCGAATCTTATCCATCGTCGACTCATCCCACTTACCGGTCTCTCGCACTCCCAGAAAGCCCTGAACTTCCTTTACGTGATCAGGATTATTTACGTCGCTTTTTAGTTTCATAGGAAGGCCGAGCTCGGTCCTTACCCCATATCCAGTCGTGGCTCCAGATGAAATATCCTTCATCAACTGTGATGCGCGCCCTTTCTGATCTTTTAATTGCGCACGAACAACATCAACCTGCGGACTAACGCTCGCAAGAAGTTCGTCCATCTCCCTTTCGAACTCTAGCACCGATGCGTTGACGTCCGAAATGCGATTCCTGATCTTTGGAAATCCGAACCCTAGCGTATCTCGAGCCAGGGGCAGATCTAACTCGCTACCTACTTTCTGGAAGTTCGCAAACGCCTCGTCCAAAGCACCGTTAAACTCTGCGATACTCTCCATCGCAACACCTACGATAGCTGGGTCGAGCTGATCCCCTTTGCCAGCCTCGAGCCGCAGCTTATCTCTCGCAGCCCGTATGTCCTTTATTTTATCGCGCATAATCTCAAGGGACTCGCGAGCAACGGTAGCCTTGGCCTTTTTATCTGGATCTGTTTGAGCACCTGGGTCGTATGAATCGGTAGAGAGCGCTGACGCGATATCTGCAGCAAGCTCGTCCAAATCTTTATCTATGTTGTCCTGCATAGTGGCAGTTAGAGCCGCACTGATTCCTGCTGTGACGGCGGATCCAACGCCAATTGCCGTCCACAATGGGGCCGTAGTCAGGCCAGCGGCAACTGCGCCGGCTCCGGCTGCTGCGCCTGCGCCACTGGTCGCCAGAGAAGCCCAATCACCGCTGCTGACGGAATCTATGACTGACCAGACACTTGCAACCAATCCCAGCGGGCCCAGGATTCGTCCGCCAAAGTCTTTTAGTTTTTTAAAGGCGCTGATAGATCTTTTCGCATCATATACGCCTGCCGCTGCTGAGGCAGCTGGCGGCGCGGCGGGTGGTGCCGTCATCGGCGGCGCGGGCGGCGCGTTCGGCGCGGGCGAAGTGACCGGCGCGGGCGGCGCCAGAAATTCTGGCAGCGCCGCGCCTCCAGGGGGGACTTCTCCTAGATTAGGACTAGCTCGCCTTTGTAACACCGTAAGCAAATCCTGCGCGATTTTTCGCACAGCATCGGCTTCGTCATGTAGGTCGTGCGACTCGAGCGTCTCAGCAGTCTTCTCGAAGTCTAGCATTGCGTTCGCAACAAGACCCTGATAAGGGAAGGCGGAGGGGCGGCGGTTCAGGGCATTGAGAATCTGCTCGTGAACCTGCTCTGGATTTCCGACCATGCCCCCTAGGCCGTCGGACTCGGCAACGAATACCTCGCCCGGGTGAGCCTCCTCTACGATTGACTTTTCATCGTTTTTGCGTGGGCGCTTTTCACGGATCGCCTTCTCTGTGTCGGCTGCAGCGGCAACGAGCTGCTGGCGTGCAGCGGCTCGCCTTTGTGCCAGATTTTTGGCAAACTCTTTTGCAATTTCATCAGCAATCGTCATCTGTACCTCTCCGCTAGCCTCTGTAGAGCATATCTTTACTATTTTGAATAGATTTTCTGCAACTCTCCGCGAACGCGATCTGCAACAGATCCGCTGCCAGCGGCAGGGGAACCAGGGATTCCGGGAGCTTCGGGGCCATTCGCGCTCGGCGGGGCGGAGCCGTCGGCGTCACCGAAAAATCCCTTAATACCCTCGTAGGCCTTGCTAACGCCGTATCCTGCTCCAGCGAGAAGGGCGGTCGGAAGAACTACAAACTTTAGTATGCCTGGCAAGAATTTTGCTGCACGCCCGATAGCGCGAAGGCGATCCATGACGGTTCTGTGCCTGCCGAAGGTATCGCCCAATATGTTCCAGAGGCGACCTTGATCTGCTGCGCGGGCAGCGGCGGAGGCAAGACTGCGCCCAACGACTTCGTGAGCCTTCATGATATCCCTTGTGTTTATCTTGCCTGGAGCGCGGCGAGATATATTTGCAATCTTCTCAGCAAGGGTATTCTTGTCAACCCCCGCAAGGTATTCCTTGCCCTTGCCTGTCTTAGACATCTCTACGAAGTCATCTATCGCGTCCTGGTCACCATCAGCGGCTGCATCGAGAAGTTTTTTTACTACACTCTGAAGATGGCCATCGGTCTTCCACATACCCTTGATGTATTTGAGGTCAGAGAGATTCTCAGGGCCCTTCGAAAGAAGGTCGGTAAGAGGCCTGAGCGATGACGTGCTTAGCTTTTGCGCAAAACCCGGTTTTGGATAAATCGTCTTGTGTATGCCCACGGCTTCATGCAGAGCCTTTTTGCGACTCAGGTCGTCTCCGGTCAGTATTCCGTCTACTTGCGCCTTGGCAGCCTGAATGGCATCATCATCTGTTCCTTCTAGCGCTTTCAAAAAACCAAGAATGTCATTTACTGCATCAGTAGCGACGGAGTTGGCTGACTTGATCAGGGGGAATGCACGGGACGATGTGCGGGCGAGAGATGGATCTTGGCTAACGAGTTTGGAAACGGCATCAATAGCGCGATCCTTGTCGATGCCAAGGGCGTCAGCAAAGCCTGCCAGAGCTCGGTCGAACTCTGGAACGCTGTGGCCCGATTTTCTATACTCTTCCCAAGTCTTGATGATGTTCATCTTTCCTCTGCCAAGTTACAAATCAAGTGCTCGCTCGACGGTCTAGCGCCGCCCTGATATCGGTCGCCGTGGCGGGGTCCCGCATTACCGCCTGCAACCTACTTTTCATCTCCGGACCGTCTTTGTTGAATGTGAAGTAATATGCAGAGTCACCTGGGTCTATTTGCCTGGCTAGCTCAGTTTTGGTGTCAGTAATTATGTTGCCGATTTCCTTGGCGGCGGCCTCGTTTCGTTTCGGATTTTTAAAGAGATCGTTCACATCCACAGATTCGTTGAGAAGCAGTTGCAGCGGCCGTCTCGTTCCCCTGATAAACTGCAGGAGTTTGGCGCTCAGTATCGCCTGAGCGCTAGTTGCTATGCTGACACCCGCGAGAGCGCCATCCCAGTAGGCCAGTTCGAAGCCGTAGACCTCCTCTTTGCTCCCCTTGGTGGCCGGTTTGCTTGCTGGCTGCAGTCCAAGCTGCTTTCGCCTAGAATTTACTGCTGCCATAAAAGAATTTGCAACAAGTCTGCATTTTGTCTGTATCTCTAGGACAGTCGCGCGGACCTGGTCCATGTAGTTATCGTATTCCTCAATGGTGGATATGCCTTGGAAGCTTTTCGGCAGCTTCTTCTCTACCGTTAGACCGCCTGATTCAAGGGCATACTGCATCTGGCGCAAAGCCTGAATGGCAGCCCAAGGCTCGTCCTCTAGGGTTAGGCCTCCTCTTGGGAAGCCGCGCAAAAAGGGGACCATCAGGAACACTGTGCCGTCTGATAGCGTGAATTGATTTAGAACATCCTTGTCTTCGATCTCGAGCTTTGCGCCTTTGCTGCCAGGCGGCGCAGGCTCTGCAGGAGCGGCTGGCGCGGCTGGCGCGACTAGGCCAAGCTTCGCGTTCATCTCTGCGCTGGGGCGGCCGGAATCGTCAAGAGGCTTGTCGACTCCAAGTCTCGCTGCGACTGCCTTGACGGCGGCGCGAGTTTTATCGCCATAGCGGCCGTCTACTCCGTCTTTATTAGGCCCTGTTTTCCCGAGGTCAATTGCAGTGCCTGTCTCCACTGCCTTCGCAATCAGAGCACGCTGCAGGTCAGCAACCCATCCTGCGGGCGCTGGTGCCTTTTTGCTGCCAGATGTAAGGCCAAGAGCAGCCCTGTCTACAGATGAAGAAGAGGGCTTTGGCAGGCCCAGTGATTCGTAGTCAATATTACTCGCCACTTTTATCTCCATTGGTAGGCTCTGTTCATTTTAGAATATTAAGCGCAGAATTGCCTTTGGCCGTTGCACTGGTTATATCACCTAGCTGCAAGCGGCCGTTGTCGCCTTCTCCAATTTCGCTCCAGATCTTGGCCCATGCCTGCCAATCGGGAGAGCTCCTTAACTTCTTGGAGCGGTCGTTTTTTTCTTGGCCACCTAGTTGTGCCAACATCGCAGTGGCATCTTCGGCAACCTTCCTGTATTCCGCTATTGCACTTGAGCGGGGGTCAGCGGATGATGCCGACTGAGATGTGCCAGGAGCGGCACTTTGTGATCCAATTATCTGCCGCAAATTATTCAGCACTCTGTTTATTATTTTTTTATAGGCTGCCGTCTGTGGCCTTTCTGTGGTGGGAGACTCCTCATCAAAAATCAGTTCTATGTCTACTTCATTGCCACCACCCCACGTAGCAAAAAGAGATGTGCTAAATGCCTCGCCTTCTACAAAGGCATCAGATGACATCCTCTGCGCTTGTGCAACGGCTGTCTCGAACTCGCCGCCCTCAACCAGATTTTTTAGCGCGTTAATGTGCTTTCTAGCATTATACACATTGCTTGTGGGAGCTCCAGTAGCCGCGGCAGTAGTTATCATTGAGTCTATGCTGGAAATGTCTTTACCTATCTGTGCCGTTAGGCTACCAACATTCACCTGAGCTTCACCCTGTGCAAGCCTGATGTTCGGCTGTATGCAGGCACGGCGTACCATAGCAAGGGCATCAAAAGCCCCGCTCGCGGCCAGGTCTACCATAAGCCCGCCGATAATAGCCTCGGCCTTCTTTTTCCTGATGCTCATGACAAACTCCTAATCAAGAAAGCTTTGCGGCGGCTTCGCGGAGCGAGGCGGCCTGCTTAAAAAGTCCGGAAGCGTCGGCCTGGTCTGCCACTACTCGCAACTGGTTAGCAACCGCAGCAAGCTTTTTGCGCTTGCCCGCATCAAGCATCTTCATCGCTACGGCCTGGCGGTCCTGAGCGGTCATCACCGTCGCATCAATGCCATCGAGCTTTACTGACTTCTTGTGAACATCGTCAAGCATGTCGCTAAAATAGGCCTCAGCGCGCTTGTTCAGTTCGGACTGAACGTCCACATCTGCACGGGCCTCTTCCTGTCGGAAAACGCTCCTTGGCATGGTGGTCTGCCCAGCCATCTTCTTTTGAACTTCTGCCAGTATACCGTCTACATCTACAAACTTAGACATCACTCACCTGCTTTGATCTCTCGAAGACGAGAGGCTGCTAATTCGACCATATACGCTGCAGATTGATTATTAGCTAGCAACGAGGCGGTTTTATCCAACTTGCGCGCTAGCTCATCCAGCTCATCATTGTTCATGTCGTCGTCGTTGTCGTCGCCGTCAACAGAGCCGGCTAGTTGCTTCTCTCTCGTATCTGAAACGGTCTCCGCTAGGCTGTCGCCCTTTAGCTTCAACACTGCGCCACGAAAAGCCTCTTGCGCCTCCGGGCCGCCATTGATTACTGCGAGAATAAGCTTCTCTGTCTTCGTCTTAGGGTTGCGTGGCGGGGCGACACAGAACTCGGAGCAGCCGGACGCATCAACGACCGAAACGCAAAAAAGATCATTTAGCTCGTCCAGCCACACCCGCACGGTTGCGGACTTATCGCATTCCGCAACTTCCTCGTGCATGGTCTTGAGCCAGTTGTCCACATCCGTTGCAACAAATTTGCGATTGCGCTGACTGTTCTTTTGCACCAGCGCATCCGCCCATGCAGACACGAACTCGTCCCGAACGTCCATGCCCGTATCGGCCTCAAACATGCTTGCAAACAGGGACAATTTCTTATTCATATCAACCTCACAACCACATGAATTCAAGCATGGGATTTACACTCGTAGGCGGCACACATACCATGGCCACCGCTGGCTGGGAATCCATTAGCTGTTCGCTCGTGAGCCGACCGCCAGAGCTGACATAAAGCGCAGCATTGAGCGGATAAGGCACGGCGGTCTCGTATTGATCAGTAGCAAAAATGCAACCGCTTGGATTTGGCCAAACGGTTACCTTGTTGCTTCCCAGCGTGGAGTCATCCCCCGGCCTATTTGGCACATAATAAGAATACCTAGCGCGTATCATTACGCTGTCATTAGTCGTAGATATCGGGCTGATACGCGCGTTCAGTGCGGTTCCAGCAACGACATTTACTGCTCCGTTTACTGCGATTAGCTCAACACCTGCTATGTCAGAAGCAAAGCTGTATTGAAGAACATTTGCATTTTTAAGGAATGCAATCTTGTCAACAGCAAGTAGCGGCACTCCGGTGCTCAGATCAATCTCTGACTCGGAAGGGGTAATTAGAACAATTTCATCAATTACCGGACGCACGTGGGCGACTTCCCTTACGTCTTCGATTATACCGAATGGGGCGATGCCGTCACTGACGCCTAGCACGATTTCGTTGCCGACGAGCTTGTGCTGGCCAATCATGCCAGGCAAAAAGGTGGCATTTGGATCAAGAGGCCGCTGGGTCGGCCAGTTTCTACCAACATGGATTGGCCTAAGCATCAGTCTTCTCCTAGCACGCTTACCATGTTATTAAGCAGCGCGTCGACCTTCCCAGCAAGTGGGCTACCGGCCTGATCGAGCTCGCTCGCAGTACCAGCTAGCTGCCGAGCAACTCCAGAAAAGTAACCAGCTTCTGGTGCTGGTGAGTTCTCTTTAATCGCCTGCTGCATGCCGGCTGCAATCTCATCTGCAATATCAATTGTTGCCATGACCTTCCTCACTTTCTACAGGGAAATCCCAAAAGAAGCATATATATCCGTCTATTTCTTCAGAATCTAGACCCAACTCCCTTAGTTCGCGTATCTCTGACTGAATCTCAAACTGGCTAAAGTCAAACATGAGCGCCTCTTTTCGGCTGATCGATGTTCCTTGCCTTGCTGGTACCGGGCGTCCGCAGAGCGGATACTATTATTTACATTTATTGATCTGCGTCGAGAAAATAACGAAAACGGAAAACCCCGCCGGCTAGGGCGGGGTTTTCTTTCAGACTGGGTTCTGCTTCAGATATCGAACAGAGCCTTGCCGAGGCTGCGCCAGTCGCGGACATCAACGCTGCCCTTGTCGGAGGCAGTGCGGGTGTTCGACTCTCCGCCGTCAACTACACCCATCTGGGGGACGATGCCGGCGGTGCGGGCCTGTGGCTTGACGTTGCCAACCATGCGCTTGAAGCTGTCAAAGTTAGCGTCGTTGCCGGTAGCAAGGGTCTCCGCGCACTCGTCGAGAGCGGCGCGACCCTGGCTGATGAGGCCACGAGTCTGGGCGTCGATAGCAACCGCGTAAGCGCGCTTGTAACGGAAGCCGATATCCTCGTTTGAGCTAGCTGACTTCTTGAACTCCGAAACAAGACCCTTGGCGAACTCGCTGTCGACCTTGCCAAAGTACTCGCGGTAGTACTTAACCGCTTCGGCGTCAACGGCAGCTACGGCTACGAGGGCGTCGAGCTGCGACTCCTTGATCGTGCCCTGGCGTACGGCGGTGGCAATTCCGGCGGCAGCCTTCTTGACACCTTCCATGGCCTTCATCGCCATCTCCTGAGCCTCGAATACGCTCTGGACGTCTGAGTCGGCATCGCCGGTCGTCTTCATACCGAAGTCGAGCTTGCCCTCGCCCTTGCCGTGAACATTGAGCATTGGATCAGAGCTGACCATGTCCATTTTGGCGGCGCGAGCAACGAGTTGCTGGCGCATGGCGGCGCGCTTGGACATGTCATCCATAGCATCAGCCTCCTTCTCCTCATCCTCGTCCTCGTCCTCATCCATTTCTTCTACCTGCTCTGCGACGTCCTCGACCTTGTCCTCGAGGGCCTTGAGCTCTTCGCGAAGGTCGTCCAGAGCCTGCTCCAGGTCATCGTGAGATGGGTCGCCTTCGATGTGCTCATCAATGGCGCTCTCAACCTCTTCGGCTACCTGATCAAGCTCCTTGTCATCAAGAGCCATGGCGTCGTCCTCGGCGCAGGCATCTTGATACGCAGCAACGCGCTCATTTGCCTCGATTACGGCCAGGTGGCTGTCGCGAATCGCAGCGCGAGCGGCGAGACGAACGCTTGGGTCAGCCAGGTTGGCATCACGGGCGAGGAAGCGGAGTTCGCTAGCGAGTGAGTTCAGTGAAGCATGAGCTTCGAACATCCCGCGCTGCAGAGAGGCGGTAGCAGCCATTGGCGCATCTACGTCTACATCGCTAACACCGGCGTCATCACCAAGGACGGCAGATTTGAGGTCCGCAACGCAGCCTTCGAGCTTCTCAAGCGCGCCCATGACGCGATCCTTCATGTCATCAGCTTCTTTACCAGGAGCGGGCTCGGGAGCTGGCTCGACCATTGGTCCTGGAGCGGGAAGCGCAGCCATGCCGGCGTCCGCGGGCGGAGCTGGCATCGGCGCGTCAGCAGCAGACTCTTTGGCGGCATCAAGCTCAGCTGCGAGCTTGGAGATGTTGCCCGCACGGATCTGAGCCATGAGCTGCTTGCCGTACTCTGGCGATACGAATAGTTCGCCCCAGGTCTTGCCGGCAACGTCGCTCTGCTTGTTGAGGTGAACATTGTAGGCGTCGCCAGCGGTAACGCTGAAGACTTCCTTGTCGCCTGCAAGTACCGACCAGCGTGAGCGGCCGAGGTTGGCAGACTTCGTCAGGCGGGCCTTGAGGCCGGCGCGCTGAATGAGTTCCTTGACCTTTTGATCTGGATTGCCGACCTTGGTGTCAAGCTCCTTGCCACCGAGGTGGTGATCGCCATCGCGCAGATCTGGGTCGCCCATAGGAGCATAAGCCTTTGGCTCCTCGGTGCCCTGTGGATAAGCCTTCTTCTTCATGGGCTTGGCACCCTTTTCATTCGAATCCTTATCGCCCTTCATGGCCTTCATATCCTTCTTGTCTTCCTCTGAGTACTTCATATCCTTTTTTGGATCCTTCTTGCCCTTCTTCTTGGCGGCTTCCTTTAGGATCTCGAGACGGCGCAGGAGATCGGCCTCGGCCTTCATCAGATCCTTGTCATCGGCATCCTGATCTTCTGCGTCTTCTGCGTGTCCATCGTCGGCTTTCGCAGCTGGAACAAATTTCTTATCGGCAATAACGCCGGCTGGCTTTCCAGCCATATCCTTGACGACAACCGCTGCCTCGGCAATTGCCTTTAGCTTATGCGCGCGCTGCGCACGGCGCTCATCGAGCGAGGCGCGGTGCAGCATTTCCTTTACCTTCTGATCTGGATTAGCTACGGAAGTATCGAGCTCCTCGCCATGGAGGTGGTGGTCGCCATCACGTAGATCTGGATCGCCCATGGGGGCATAGGCTTTTGGCTCTTCTGTACCCTGCATGTAAGCTTTCTTACGCAGATTAGCACGCTTCCGTAGTTCATCAAACGTCATAATATCTCCTGTTCCCACTCCCGCCTTCTGGGTCGGGAGACACGATTTCAAACTATCCAAACTGTTTTTAATAGATGTTATTCTTTCTGAAATAGCATTAGAGTGTTTTTCGTACTCCGCTGCACCTTTTTTCAACGGAACATCCCTATACGCGGATGCTGCACCGAACAGGGCCCCCTCTGGAGGAGAGCCGTGTCCGCCGGATATGCTATTGCGACCAAAGAAGTCAATCCCTGTGCCGGAGTTCTCGGTGCCGGTCGGATCAGCGGTCGCAGGCCCCCTGGTCCCTGTTCCACTAAGCGCATCAGCGCCCAGTGAAGAGGACCCTGTGGCGGAAGAAGGGCCAATGCCAACGGCATTGTCAGGTGCATTAAGCGCAAGCTCTGTAAGCTTGCCGATTGTCTCGGATGCCTTTCCAACCATGTCCTTGGAGTCAGAAAGATTCTTTATCCTTGATAAAGCTTCAAAAAGTTCCTCGCTCTTGTCTTCATTTGAGGCAACGATGGCTGAATGAATAGCATTCAGACCAACCCGACCCACGTACTTGAAAAGGTCAGCCGACGCCATCTCTAGAGCACCAGTTGTCTCATCATTGGCCTTTACAAGACTTATCAGCTTAAACAGGCGATCAAGCGACACGTCCTCGGGCGGCGTCCCTCTCTCAATATCTTCCTGCAGATTGCCAATTTCGCCATCAACGGCAGCAAGCGCCTCAAGGGGAATGCCCTTAATCTTGCGCAGAGCATCTGCCTGGGCGCGATACTCATCTAGGCTGGCAACAATTTTGCGAATCTTTGCACGCGGGTCTGCTCCCGTCACCACGATGCTGAGCTCGATTGGATTTAGGTCAAGGTTAATCTCGCCATAGTGCGTGCGCGCCTGGACGTGACCGCAGAACTCAGAGGCTACGGTGGCCACATTCTGACATTCGCTACAGATGGAGCGACCAACGGCAGTTCCCATTGAGACATTTGTGGCGTATCCAGCCTCTACCTTGCGGGCGAGGTCTGGGTAGTTCTTCTTGTCAAGCGCAAAGAGCGCGTGAACACGCTTGAACTTTGGGTCATAAAAAGTATCAACTATTACGCCCCGGATGCCATCGACTGAGCTTGAAACATGGTCCTTGCAGAGCGGCTTCCCGATCCAGTTTTTATAGGCCTTTAGAAGCTCGGTCTCTGGAAAAATATCTCCATTGTTATTCTTTGTCGGACGAATTCCATCCGGGCTGACCCAGCGAGCAGTCTCGCGACCACCTTCTGCATCATATCGCTCAAACCAACCCGCAACCGACTTGCCATCCGCGGTCTTGATAACCTCTCCGGTCTCCTGGTTGATGAGGGCCGACTCTGCGGCGTGCATCATGATGCAGCTGGCGTAAAGAAAGTCGTCAACATATGGCGACAACTCGGTGGCGCCGCGCTTCTTCTGTTCCGCTCGCAGCGTATCGGTTACGGCAGCAAATCGAGCATGCACGGCCGGGTCATCGTTCAGCTTCGCATTGTCAACAATTCCCAAGGAGTTGCCTGCGATAAACCCACTCTTGATAATGCTCATTCTTCCTCCGCGCTATCTTCCTGGTCGGAAGCGGATTCTGAAGCGTCAGTGCCGGTAGCTACCGGGATCGTTTCATCGCTTAGCCACGACGGGATATTCTTCGTGTCTACAAGGGTGGCAGGTTGAGATGTTCCGTATTTAATTATCATTTTGTTACCTTTACGAGCGAGAAGTCGGATGCCAGCTTTAATTTTCCAAGTATATTCTTGTCTATATGTGAGATCCACTCATCGCGGGCGCTAACCAGTACTTTTTCCAGATAATTATTGATTTGTTGCTGAGATGCTTTTGCGTCTGCAATAAAGCTCTCTGCGTCAAAGTCATCCATTATAGACATCAAGTTTATAAACTCAGTGCGGGCCTCTGAAAATGTGTTGATTATTACATCGCGTATCTGATCGGTTCTTGATTCCGAATACAGCTTGCCGTACGACACCAGGACGAGAGAAAATGATTTAACGCAGTTATTGAAGTGTGATCGGAGCTTGTACTGATACTTCTTAAAGAGTGCACCTATCGGGAGCAGCTGATCCCCCGAAGTTATCTGGTCCAGTGACTCAGTTAGGACTTCGAAAAAATCTTCAAATTTCTCGACATGCTCGCAAAAATCTTTTATCTTGTCCCGGAGATCTGCAGCACGAGCCTTCTCGCTATCTGAGACCGGGACAGAAAATTCCACATTTGAGTTTTTACGCATACTCATCACCATTCACTCAAGAGGAAATGCAAAAGGAACTGCAAGGTTACCTGGACGATCATTCAGTAGGCCCGGTTCACGCGTAAGTTGACCGCGCTGATCCTCGGAAAGCATGGTTCGCGCCATTGCGCTGGCCTGGTTGCTGGCAACCTGCTTTGCCTGATCGGCAGTCATACTCTTGATGGCCCTGAACCCGCCATTCTTTTCGGCATATTCGCGCAGCATCTGCGCGCCCTTCTCATCAAGGGCTGCCTGCCCAATAAACAGGTCAAAATAGTGGTCCTCTAGCCAGCCACGGTGGGCGCGCAAGAAATCATCTCGGCCCTGGGCCACTCTTATGTTTTGCTCTGCAAGCTTAATAGATGCGGGAATCTCTTTTGGAGCTGGCGGAGCGGGCAGGTTATGGGTGCCTTTTGCTGCAATAACAAGAACATAGGAATTGCGATGTATGCACACAAACTTGCTGGACTCGGTTCCTCGGACGTCACCGGCCTCGCTCTTATTCTTCTTTGAGAGAAATATCTCTAGAACGGGAGCGGCAGCAAATTGTTTCGCAATCTCGTCATTCAAGGCAGAATTCTTTACCTTCGCCTTGACCCACTCGGGATGCAGTTTGCGAAAAGTAATGCGGGCCGTGGTAGAGACGTAGACCTTCTTGCCAGTTGATGGATCCGTTATTCCGGTGGGCTCCGGTCCTGCGTTTTTTATCATGAATACCTCGACAGTATCTGTCCCATGATATAGGAGATCTGGGCTGCGTCTAGGCCTGACAGCAGGTTCTTTAGTAGTCCGAATACCGCGCCGATGCCAGCCGACGGGTTCTTTCTTTTCTGAGCAAGATCGGTGCCTACCTGACTAATTTTACGAATTATGCTCTGCTTAAAGCTCGCCCGCTTCTCGGGAGATACTCGACTGACCATGTAGCCAATTAGAGCGCCAACGCCGTTGATTATTTGCTCGGCATCAATCTGGTCGGTAGCACTTTTTATTAGCGCCGCATCAAGGAAATCTGCTGCCGCATAGTGGCCGCTGGCATCTGCCAGGTGAGCGATGCGTACTATGTCTGCAGAGCTGGACGCTGCCTTCGTGAATTTCTCAAAATCCTTAGGATTTGCCTTTATTTTCTCTTCAAATAGGTGGGCAAACCTCTGCTCTTCGGCAAGGGCAGGGTTCTCACCGCCCTGGAACTTCGATTTTATGTGGGCGGCCTCATGGCAAAGGGTTGAAGCCATTTGAAAAGCCCGCTCCAGCGGAATTGACGCAAATTCGCGCTCTATCCTGTCTGCAGAGATGTATATTGTCTCTGGATCATTAGACAAGACCTGGCCATAGTGGTGCGTCTGGCCCGCCTGTACGACTATTTTCTTAATTCCTGAGAAATAGCCGGAGCCCATGACCTTTTCTGCAAGATCAATTCCATCTTGAACGTATTTTTCGTAAGGCTCGATCACTATATTGGCGGCAGTTTTGTTCATATTCTTGAAAATATGCATGACCAATGGCCAATCCTTCTTGCCCGGCTTGCGACCGGACTGGGACTTGAAGGCTTTCTTTGCCCTCCTCCAGGTTTTTTCCTGTGCCTTGCTCAGATACTTGGGCATAGCGCTCCTGTTTAACTCAAAATCGGCCCAATATCGTACTAGTTTATTCTTATGTTTGCACTGGGCGGCGATCTACTTGCCTTTGATTGCCCCTGGTACTGCTACGTTTATTTCCTCTGCCGTAGGGGGAATGTGCATTTTTTGAACTTTATCCCCTGCCGGTACCAGTATAAAGTGCTCCAAGTGCAGATGTACTCCCTTGGCGCGGCCCGTTTCGCCCATCGTACCTATGAGATCCCCTTTCTTCACCCTCTGGCCCTGTGTTACTGATATTGAGTCAAGGTGCATGTATCTGTACTGGTGGCCATTCCCGTCGCTGCCTTTGCGATAAACTACTACCATGTTTCCTGCAGTACCGGCTGGTCCTGCGTGCAGAATGTATCCATCTACAGCGGCATACGTGGGGCCCCTGCCTGCACCGATATCAACGCCATAGTGCATACGCCTAACCCCATCAATGGGACTAACTCTCGTGCCGAATCCAGATGTTACCCGAGGCGGTCGAGCACCGGCTGGTAGATTCTTGGCGGTATCTGCCGGTTCATCGCCATGATCGTGATCATGGTCCTTGTCGTGTACATCAGGAAGAGCGGCCTCTGACACAGCCTGCTGCATGCGATTGGCAATTGGCTTCCGCCATTCTTCAAGTCGCTCCATTACTTTTTGAACCTGAGTCTTCATATTTTAACACCAAGTTGCGCGGCTCTGCGTATCTTATTCCTTATCTCTAGATCAATATTATACATTTCCTGATCCGGCTTTATCGACCACCTTAGCTGGGCCGCCTCGCGTAGTAGCGGCACCCACCTGCGATCTTCTTTGGCGATATCGGTGTTGAAGCCTAGTCTGTCGATTTGTGCCAAGTGATCACGCAACTTGCGCTTGGCCGCGGAGGCCTTTTTGCCACTATCTAGCGCCGCTCGCACGCTGGCGGTTGCGCGCCGAACCATCTCTCCAATCCTACCTCCGGCCTCGGATAAGATCTCTAGTCCGACCACGTCATGGCGAGACTCGCACTGATGGACAAAAGCGGCAAGCCGCATTTCTGCGGCTCGATCCCCTTTTCCATAGGCAGCTATATCAGATTTAATATTCATGCGTTACATCGGCGGCAGCGGAGGCTCCGCTCCACCAGGCGGCGGGCCAGCGCCCATGTCCGGCGGCAGGCCGGCGCCCATGTCAGGGGGCGCGCCTCCTTCTGCCCCCGTCTCTGCTCCTACTCCTGGGAGCGGTGCTTCGTCCTTCTCTATGATAGGCGCATCCGGATCAAGCGTACGCAACTCAGAAAGCGACATCTTTGCAATTGCTGCCATTTCTTTTGCGAGAATAGCCATCTGGATGGTCTCTTTGCGCTGATTGGCTAGCTCATCCTGGAAGTCCAGCCCGAGGCTGCGATACACGGTGCCACGGCTAACCCCAACGGGAGTAGTAGGAGGCGTTTTTTCTATAAGGTTGAGCAAATGCCCGATGTACGTATCAACATCGTACAGGGTCATCTGATTCCACTCTACATCGGGCAACACCAGGTGCTTCTGGCCGTCGATTGTCTCGTAGAAATCATTGGCCTCGGCCATTGGCGCGAAGATCTTGTTTACGAGCCAGTTGGTCATCTTCGTACGGAAGTTGTTGTACCTCTGACGGATAACGTCTAGCGCCACCGACGCCGACGCATACGAAGCGCCTTCCTGCGTAATAACTGCCTTTGGCACCATTAGGCCGATGAAGATGTTATCCAGGATAAAGTTCAGGTCGGCGGAAATGTCAAGAATGCCGCCATTGAAGCCGACTCGCTCAATCGTAACGTCGGGATGGGTAAATACCTTGAAATCCTTATCATACTGAGCGTGCTCAAATACATCTCGCATGGCGGCGAGCTCTTCCTGGCGCGGATAGTGGCCCTCGGCATTCGATGCACCAACCTTTACCAAGGTCATCGGATTTACCATTGCGTCGGCCTGGATAAACTTATTCTCGCGGAAAAGATCCCATAGAACGAGATCCTTCCATACCGAAACGATGACAGAAGAGCCGTGCGTATTGTACGCAGTTGACTCGTTCTTCAGGTGGCTGATATTAAAGTTGTCGAGCGGAATGTACTCGTTGCGAGCAATTGCATCTAGTAGGCCCGGATCCATTTTGTCGCGATAGGCGCGGTGAACAGGGTCGTTTGACTGGACAATCTGCAGCAGCTTGGGGTCTGGCTTGAGCGCAATGATAGACTCACCAGGCACGGGCGTGCGCTTGACGACTACATAGTCCGGATTGTGGCAGTATACCTTTGACCACATGTTGCGAGTCTCGTCATACTCGGCGTATGGAAAGACCTCGCCAATCATCCAGTACTCTAGCGCCACCTGCTGTACCACGTTAAACAAATCAACCCGCTTTGCCATCTCGAGATACTTTCTCTCGATCTTCTTATCCTTGCACTTGATAGTCATCTTGCTGATTGGATAAGTTGCGTGTAGATTTATAGCGTTGCGAACCAGGGGATTGGTCTCGTAAAATGCACGATTCCATGCATTTGCCGTGATGCGGTCACGCGGCAGCTGCAGATTTGCCGTCAGGAACAGCGGCGAGTACAGGTTTGGCATCATATTGGTCGTGTTGCCACGACCTGCGATGTGCAGCTGGCCGCCTAGCTCCGAAGCGGCGGCGGTCTTGATGAGGCTCTGTCTACCCGCAGCAACGGCAGTCCCAAGGGCAATCCGGGAATCGCCGCCGACGGCGCTCTTTTTCAAGATCTCTTCTTCAACCTGGGCGCGGCGCTCAGGTCCAAGTGATCGCAGCGCGGCCTCGCTAATAGCAAGCTCACGGGTACGCTCGGGGACCGAGACGTTAGAGTAAGCCGGTGGCCGGTAAGGCGTCTTGCCGTCAGGTCGGGATGCAAGAGCGAGCGGTTCGGGAGGAGCTTGCCAGTCAACAGTTCCCCATTTGTTGTGATTATCTGCCATGTTCTACCTCAGCGCATTCTTGGGATATAGCCAACGATGGGAACGACTGCGTCATCCTGCTTCTTTTTATTTACACCCTCGGTACTTCGCTCAGTAAATTTGCGAGTTACCATGAACTTGTAAGCTGTATAAGCATACATCAGTGCCATTAATCCGTCATTCTGGATAACCCCCTTTTTGTACGTTTTGAGCACTATGCCGTCTTTCGTCTTTGTGTGGGTTTCCATTGAAGTAATATGATCTACGAGCCAGCCCAGGAGCTCAAGGCTATCTCCCTTTGCCGGAATCTTGATTCGACCGCGCTTGAGCAGCGCATATATCTCATCAAGTACTTGATCCTTGTTTACGCCTACCATTAGGTCTTTTTCGTCGTAAGAGAAAGCCCGCTTGGAGTTGCTCAGGTTTGTACAGCCAAGGAATTTATCCTTAAGTCCTTCATTATGCTGCACTAGTCGAACGAAATCGTTGCCATAATAGAAGTCGGCAGCCGACTGATCTATGTGGAAATCAGCTATTAACTTGCGAACAACATTCATTTTGTAGTCTGGGTCGTTCTTCTTTAGCCTTACGGCATTCTCTACAGTCAGCACACCTGTGTGGTCAACCGACAGTATAACTGCACAGGTGAAAGATTTGCCGCGCTTCACCTCTAGGTCTGCATCCGACTCTACTTTCTCGCCCCAGTCCATGCCAAGAAAAAAACTCTTTCCCGCTGGGTTTGTTATGCTTTTCGCTACGCCCCTGGACTCGTCAAGAGCGGTGGCATAGATCTCCTCAAGGGTAATCGGAACCTCGCTAGCTGAATAGAACTGCCCCTTTGTCTCATTCCGCCATGCTCGCTCCGATGCATTCTTGTTGTGCTGCGGCCAGTACTCGAGAACGTTTTCCTTTGTGAAAAGCGGGCTGAGTATCATGTTAAAGTGATAGCCTATATACTTCTGTGGCTCGCCCTTTGCGTTGGTCGGACGGGTTGCTATCCAGCGACCCAGGTCTACCGCCTCGCGCTTGTCCTGCGTCTTTAGGCATGATGGGCACTTGATCAGGTTTTCTTTGATCCAGATCTCATTCCAGTCATCATTTTCTAGATTATACAGGAAAAAGTAGTGATCGCAGTGCTTGCATCGCAGCTGGTAAAAACGCTGATCCGAGTCCTCCCACATAGTCCAGAAAAAGGACCCGGAGTGCTTAGGAGTGCCGAAGAATACCTGGACGCCCTTAGTCGGAGCACCGTATGGGGTTGCGGTCAAAACCTTTAGCGTATTTTCTATGGCGCTGCGAGTCATGTCCTGGCAATTCTTCGCCTGGATTCCACCGTCTTGTAGCCCTTTTTTATTTGCACCTGTGACAACGAAATTATGATTATCATTTACCTCGATATCATAGACTTCCTCTTCTCGGTCCAGTGACTTGAATGAGGAAACAACATTGTAGGAGTACTGCTTAAATTCTTTATTCCACTGATAGGCGTATTTTTTATCGCAAATTATGTCTGTTTTATAGTGGAGGTCTGGGTGCAAATATTTTGAAATATTGCCTAACAGTTCCTGTGACCCAGCCTTGTTTACTCTGATCACATAGTATTTGCCGCCCACCATGGCTTTGCGGCACGAGACTCCCATGCTCTCGAGCTTCTCAACAAGCCTGTCTACGGAATCGGAATCAAAGGAGTTGGTACAAAGGGTAATGCTTCTCTTTCTGGAGTCAGCATTGCTGCCATCATCCATAAACCATATTGCAATCCCTCTCCAGTCGAGCTTGTCGATTATCCACTGCGGACATGTCTTTTTTTCGCTCTTGGGGAACGAGTGTCCTGGAATTCCGAATCCCTTGGTGGCAAACCACCACCCAGGCTTCTTGTACTTGCCCTGCTCAGGAATGTACTTGCAGGAAACCCCAAACATGGAGGCTTTCCACTCTGCATAGTTTTTTTGCTTTTCTCCATGTAGTACGCGCAGCCTATATGAATTAGTCGCATACTCCTGCAGATTTCCATCGCCAAGAAAAGAGCCAATGGCAATCTGGAGCTGGTCGTCATTCAGGGCTTTCAAGTATTGCGACTTATTACCTGGCCACCCTATGACAAAGTCGCCTTGTTTTAGATTTTGGGCCTCTACCCATCCGCGCTCTGTTAAGAACTTGTGATCTTTCGTGCACTTCGCCTTGTACTTCCCGCACTTGAGCTCGTAGATCGGCTTGGGGTCGCGCTTCCAAGCATGAACAACCTGCTTGTACTCAAACTGCATTGTCTGCTCGTTAATTGTCTGAACAAATGGCAGCTCCTGGCCATTTTTGAATGCCTCGTATATTTTACCTATTTTGATCTTTCCTTTATCTGTCTTTAGCATCGTATTATATACAAAGCACTCATCATAAAGCAGCACATCCTGCGTACTACCACGAATACGGTCGCCGGACTTGCCTATCGAGTCGACGCGGATCTTGCTCATTCCGATAAAGTTTTTCTGCGTCTGCGTGTCCTCTAGATCTACCGTCCTGGTAACCTTTAGAGCTCGCTTGCCAATATAGTTATCCTTGGCACCGCTAATCAGATTTGCAAGAATATCCTTTGCATAGACGCCGCAGCGCTTGAGGTCTGGGAAAACATGCATTACTCGAATAGGTGGTTTGCCTGACTCGGTACTGTACAGTCCAGAGCTGGCCATGTGCAGGCTCAGCACTCCGGCCATAATAGTGGCACCGACCTGGCGGCCTTTTAGCAGAATAATGGGCTTTGCCTCTTTGTTCTCTACCTGCGCAGATACTGCCCGGTATATTTCTGCCATGTACTTCCATCCCGACCCTGATAGGTCGAATGGTTTTCCATCTATGGTCAGATTATTTTCTGCAAAGCTAACAGGATCAATGATCGAGATGTCTCTCTTGATTTCATTGAAGATGTCTTTTGACGTTAACGCCTTGACTTTCTTAGGGCTTACCATCTGCTTTCTCCATAAACACAAATCCGGCTATTGAAGCCGGACTTATTGCAATCTGAAGCCGCATTCAGTGCTTTAGCTTGTCTGATATGTTTTCGAAGGTCTCGTTATCTTCTTTTGAGGCGCTGCCTTCCGGCTTGTTGTACAGAGTTGGCACAGGCGCGGGCATCTCGATCTTGTACTTTGATAGCAGCTTTTCGATAAAATCCCTTAACTCGGCCTTGTGCTCGCGCACAAGCCCTGCCTTGTGAGCAAACTTATTCTTGATATCATCCATGACTGCAAGGCTATCTATGCCCGACCGGCGCAGCTCTATTAGACCTGCGATATAGGACTTGACCTCGGAGAGGTCGTGCTCCGCATCCCCTGCAATGACAAGCCTGAAGGCTGCAGATGCCTGCTTTTTGAGAGAAGCTTGCTTGGTCAGATGCGAGGCTGAGTCAAGGCAAACCCTGGCGCGCAGCTCATCTACCTTGGCCTCAACGGTCTTGAAATGCTCGCCAGATTCGGCACTAAGGCCGTCCTGTTTTAGCTCGCTTTTAACAAGATCCTTGTAAAGTTCGTCCCAGATTGTCATATTTTCCTCAGGCTGGATAGGACTTGTTGCCTATGCTCTGGGTACCGATCTCTACCTCTTCTCCGATCCGGCTAAAGTCGCGGTCAATCAACATGCCTTTCTCGCGGAGCAGGGAGTGGACCGATAGGTGGTCGCGGTCGGTGAAGGTGTACTTCTTGGCCAGATCGCGATAAACCGTCTCGATGTTGCGACCATAAGTCACATGTGAGCGAATTATAATATTCGTGATCTCGTGGAGAAAAGGATCTGCCATGAGAACGATGCGGGCCGACGAGGCCTCTTTCTTGAACTGGCCCGACTCCCACTCCATATAAGCGCGAACCTGGATGTCAGACGGCTCTTCAAGAGCTACCGGGAGCAGGGTCTCCTGACCGTCCGCTTCGGCTCGAATGTAGTAGGCCGGATCGCCGTCGGCGCCGATACGCGTAAAAACGGACGACGACAGCTTAAAAGCAGCAGTTTTGCGGCGCGACTTCTTGGAGGCCAGGCCTTCGAGCGCTTCTTCCAGTCGGGCAACATAATCGTAGATCTTATCGCGGATGCTCTCGGCCTCTTCCTCGTCAATGGTGTTCTTCTCATCCGAACGAATCGCCTTGCTGATCTCGGCATCTAGGCGTTTCAGGTAGGCAATAGCACGCTCGCAACCAACCGTGGTGTGCCCCTTGTGGCGCGGGATCCCGTCCATCTTCTGAGCCAGGTAAGATAGGAACTTGCTGTGATCACCGTGGTGCTCCCAGTCGGTCTCTTCGTCCTCATCGCCGCCCTTGCTGCGGTCCAGCGACTTGTCTGAACCAGGGAGAATGTCTACTTCAAATACAGAGCCATCATCCCCTTCGCCAAGTAGGATGTCGTCATTGATAATGTCAAGAAGATCGTCATTCATTGTTTTCCTCATCAGCGAACAAATCGTCTAGGACCTGCTGTGTTTTCTTCAGATCAGGGCCTACTAATTCTGTGTTTTCCGTAGAATTTGCATTTATTATTAGCCCGGCATCATCCTGACTGGCATAGCCATAGATGCCATCAAACAGGTTTGCGTTCCCGGGGTTGTCCCAGTAACTGGCAAGCGGATAGCTATAATAGCCATGAATGCCCATGGCTCCAAACATACGCGGATATACCTGTATGGCATCCATGGCCGAATCAGATATGCCGGCACCTGGCTCGCCATAATCGCAGTGAACAACCTTGCCGTTTTCGGCAAGCTTGTCGGCAAATACACACCGGCCCTGACCGTGCAGAGCATAAGCGGCGACATTGTGCTGTTTTTGCACATCCCTGGACTCTGGATCGACATTCGCCAGAGCCTCCATCCGCAGGACTGCGTCGCCGGCATTGCGGCAGGCCACCTGGATACCAAGGCCAAATGGGCAGCGATTTATTCCATCTGGAGTCCGGATGACAGCTAGCTTTTTCAACATGACACCTGCTCTATATACTTCAAGAAATCTCTTACTGCTTTGCTAGATCCAGCAGACTTCCAGTACTTGCGATTTCTTTCTTTTCCGCAATAGGCCTCTGTTGGGATTGCGGAATCAAGCGAGTAGGCCTCGTACACACGCTTTTTCAGCGACTTGGCGGCTCTTTTGCGGTACTCGTCCAGCTGGCCCTGGAGGCCCTCGCCCGAGCCATAGTCATAATTTTGCCTGAAAAACGGCGGAACGCGAGCATCGTCGCCCGTCAGCGGATGGTCCTCTGACCAGTCAGCGGTTGCCAGAATAATGCATCCAGCGTCAGGCCCGTGATCCCTGTGTAGGGCAAGAGCTTCGTTTATAATGTTTTGTTTCCAGCGCTTTATATCAGACATGGTGCAGCATCCTCTGGCGAGCCAGCTCTCTCATCACAAGCTTAGTAACAGGTATGTGCTTGATAAGGTCGTGCTCACACAGCCAGTTGACTATTTCAGGATTTTTTCGAATCGCATCATTTATGATTCTGCCAGCATGCCTGTGATTAATCTTTTCAATTTTATGGAACTGCTTGATCAGCTCGTCCTCAAGCTGCTGCTCTGGCCGCATTCCTTCTGCGATGTATTTTATCGCCCTCAGGAGCCTGACCGGATCGCGAAACGTAATCTCGGGACTCAGTGGGCATCGCAGGGTTTTGCTCTTTAAATCTTCCAGTCCGCCACAGATATCAAGAAAGTGACCATCGTCGCAGGCGATCATCATCGTATTAATTGTGAAATCTCGGCTGTACAGCTCGGATGCAAATGCCCCGTCCTTGTGCTCTATGTAGAGCATGTGCGGGCCAAAGTCCAGTTCTGTACCATCCACGATCATCTTCTTGGCGCCGCTGCCTGTTTCATAGACTGGCACGCCAAAGTACTCGGCAACCAGATCTGCCAGAACAATATTGTCCGGACTGCCACAGGTAATGTCATAGTCAACCGGGTCAGCGCCGGCTATCATATTTCTAACTGCCCCGCCAACTATAAAAGGCCTAGGCAGACCATTGGCTGCTGCTAATGATGCCACCTGCTTCATTATAGAGGCAACGGTTTTCATTATCAAACCTTGGGTGCTTGGACGGGCGGCGGTGTAGCTGGCGTGGCTAATTCTGTAGTGCCCTCAGATGCTTTCGGAGGAGCTGGCTCGAGTGCCTTGACGAGCGGAAGGTCTTGAGGCCTCACGACCGTTTTAACAGCAGTGGGAGCCATCTTTGGAGCCGTCTGCTGCTGGAGCTCTGCGCGTAGTTTGCCGACCAGGTCGTCAATCTTATTCGCTGAGCCGTTGAACGCTTCCATCAGCTTTGCAGCAGCGTCACCGATCTCGGGCATATGGCCGAAGCCAAGATTAAAGATGTCGATATCTCTCGCTGACAGCTCCCTGATAATTGCGCGCTGGCGGAGGAAAGCCGAGATCTCTTCGAGCGAGCTGAGGACTGCGTCCAGGTCATCGGGACGGGAGATGGAGCCAGCAACCTTTACGAACGCCTCGTCCGGGGCAGCTATCTTGCGAATTACGTCAGCGCCCTCAAACCAATCGTTCTGCTCCGCAGTGAAAGCTACCTTCTCAATAACGTCCTGAAGGGTGGCAACCTTGAGCTTGCGGATGCTCTTTCGAAGAATGTTAAGGCTGTCCTCGACTGCATCAAACTGCTCTTCCTTGAGCAGATGGCGATATTTTTCTAGTAGTTTGTCTATAGCAAATGTACGCCCGACCATCTTGTCGCGCATATTCTTAAATTCTTCCGCAGACATCGGGTCGGTGTAGCGGTCGCGCGCTGGCTGCTCCACAGAGGCTTCCTGTGCAGGCTGCTTGCGCATGAACTCGTAGGCGAACGCACTGTCTGAGCCCTCGGGGCCGTATGCAACCTTTTTAATCAAAACGTCCTCCTGGGCACTCAGGTAGCCTAAATTCCTACCGGACTTGTACTTCAATCCATACCAGGAAAGGAAGGCCAAGCGGTCATCCATGTCTAGGTCAGAAATCACTCTACGAATCGCGTCTGCCTCTAAAACGCCCAAGGATATAAGGCTTGCCGCCCGAGACGCCAGAGAGGGGAAATCCTTTCTAATACCCGTATATACAGCTGTATCTACCCGTATAGGATAAGCTTCTTTCTTTAATCCCTTACCCAGAGAGAATGACAGGGTCCTATTAGGATCCTTGCTCTTGCCTAAGATTGACACTAACCCGTTCGCTATTTCTCTTAGGGTACTCACTTCTGATCTAACAAAGTGGCTTAGCAGATCCTCGTACTCTGACTCTGATAGCTTTGTGTTTAGATGTCTGAGGGAATCAGTCAGGACTCTATCTAGGAAGAGGAACTTCACCAGGTCCTGCTTTTTGACTCCACATCTTTCCGCTTTAGCAGAAATGCCCTTCAAGCACTCCAGCATCTCGTCGTCAAGTTTGTCTTCTGTGAAATTAAACATTAATCCTCCCGCCAAGAGGGATAAGGCCGGTGTTCTCTGTGTACTCGAGCTCCTTCATCTTCAGGTTCAGACGCTCCATGAACTCAATCGCTAGGTTGGGATCTACGCTGTCGAGCGTGTCTCGCACTGCATCACGGATAACAGTTGCATGGTCACGAACAATATTTATACTTACGCTTACCTCTGCTGACTGGACCGATGCGGCAGTGTCGGCTTTGTCTTGCTGCTGCAATATAGACAGGAGCAGCTTCATTTGATCTAGTAGTACTTTCTCGTTGCGCTCGTCCATCTTGCCGCCGGCATGCAGCTCATTGTAGTAGAATTCCATGCGTCCTTTGATTATGGTAAGGAGTTGCACAAGTTCTTTCTTTACGTTTATTTCTTCCTGTGCCAGCTTAGCAATGGCCTCTTGGTAGGCGGACGACTTGATTAGCTCGGCCTTGATCTCGGCATTTTCCTTTGCCCAGCGTGGAACTTCGCTCTCTTGTATGGCAATTTTACTTAGCTTGCCAGAAGGCATAAAGCGATCACGGAAGTCGTGTATTGTTCTCCAGTGTACGTTTAGGTGCGCGTTATGTTTGCCGGGATACTTCTTCTTGAGAAACTCGGCTACGCTCTGAGGACTTTCTCCATCAGAAAGCATCTTGATGACTATATCGCGATCTATGTGTCCAAGGATTTTGTTTTTTGTTGCCATGGTTTATATTACAAATGACCCGGGGCCCGCCTGGGCCCCGGTAACAAATCACTTGCTGAATTCGATTTGTTGTCGCAGTGGCCGGAATCTTTCGCTGCCGGCTGGTGTTTGTGCAGACACCGACCCTCCAACATACTTGGTTCCGTCATCCAAGACAAATCCCTTGTGAAAATCGTAAATCTTGTCAGTTACCGGATCGCGATAAACGCCATCCGACACACGAAGCAGCTGAACTCCTGGTAGGTCGGGTGAGTGACGGGTGCTGAGGCTGGCGCCGATGTCGCCAAGCGCGGAACGATTGGGCGGGAGCATCTCTGTGCTGCGGCGTTTTGGTGGATCCCAGAATGCCTCCGGGTTCGATGCAAACTTGCCCAGTACGCGATCCAGACGATCAGCCGCAACGCGGTGACCGTCAGCATCAAGGGCATCTGCAAACCCGGCTACGAGGCCTGCAACACGGCGCAGATCGTCTGTGTCGTAAGCAGCAAAGTCTAGGGCCGCGGCAGCGAGGGTGTCCTCGTCTGTGCCAGACTCATCAAGGCTACTGATCTCTTGCTCAAGTTTTGCGATTTTCAGCATATATCAATCCAGTAGGCCGAACATGGCCGCGTTCACACGATTTGAAACATAATTCGCAGTTTCGCTGCCACCGGCGGCGAGTTCATCGGCATATTTGTCGAGATCGCTGCGCTCCATGGTAGCGCTCTTCTGGATGATGGAAACCATATCCTGGAAAGCCTGGCGGTGAAGGTCCTCGCCATGCTCCTGGAGGATTACGGCCATCGCTTCCTCGGCACCAGCTAGGTTGCCAAACTGGGCATTCTTGATAACAATCTTATAGAGATCATTGAAGCCCAGGCTCTTGAAGCTAGAAGCAGCGGCATTAAAAGAGGTATCTGATCCTGACGCGATGCGCTGCAGTGAAGAGTCAGAGAACTCGCACACACGATTACCGGCCTGGAAGAAGCCCGGCAGGAGCACGTTGCCACCATCGAACTCAACCGGAACAGTGATGTACTGCTTACCAGAGGCGCTGCGAATATGAGTGCCCAGACGCAGTCCGTTGTCGATTTCGCTTTCTACGACAATCTTATCGTGGCGAACATTGGCAAATCGGAGCTGATTTGCGAGCATCTGGCGAGCAGAGGCAAGCTTCTCAGAGCCGCACTTTAGCGTGGCCTCCTTAAATACCTGCTCAAAGTCAGCTCCGCCCATCTGCTTCGCGGCGGGGCTGAGCTCAGATGGCAGCTCGGCTGGAGCGAGAACAGGTGACTCAAGCGAGCCAAGATCAAAGCCGATGCCACCGGCGACGCCGATGTCGGCATCCCAGGCGTCGGCGGCAGCCTTGATAACGGCTGGGCCAGCAAGGTTGTTCAGTTTGTCAAGCAGACCGACCGCGGAAACTGCGGTCTTGCCGCCGGCGCTTGCCCAGCTACCGAGATTCTCTTTGTTAAACTCGGAGAAATTTGCACCAAAGAAAACTGATGGCAGTAGTACGGTACCGTTGCGGACTTCGGTTGGAATCAGGGCGCTGGCCGTGCGTTTTCCATCGCTGAGCTCCGCGGCAAATACGGCAAAGCGCGAGTCCTGCGCAGCAAGGGTGAGTTTGCTATCGAGACCATAATCCTTCATTTCTGCCTGGATAGTCTCCATGCCAAGGCGAACGCTGTTCGTAGCAACATGTTCACCGAACAGGGCAGCGTACTTGGCAGAATCATCTACCGAAATATCGATTGCAGCCTTGCCAGCATTCATAGAGGTTTGCTCTGAGCTGCGGACTACGCCGCTCGAAGGAGCAGTGTCACCGAGCAAGTCGCCGATCTCATCGCGCACAACGTCGGCCCGACCGAGGCTCGCCACTCGCATCCAGTTGTCGCGCAGGTCTGCGCGACTAATCACTACTTGATCCGCCTTGGCGGCTACAACATTGTGCAGCGCATGGAGGCTGCCGTCACGCGTCCGGGTGTAGGCTGCGTCAATGCGATTTAGAACATCGGAAACAAAGTAATCCTTTGAGTCCTCGGCTACGGCCGTACTTGCAGCCTTTAGAAAAGCTTGGAGCTGGCGCTTAATATCGGTCATTTGGTTTTCCCCTGATCACTAATAAGATCTAGCAGGTGGGCGCGGCGGGCGGGAGTTAAGGTGTCGGCCAACTCGTCGACAAATGAGCTATCGCGCGCCTTTGATACAATAAAGCTAGCAAACTGACCGGCACTCGACTTGTCAAATCCGTAATCTGCCGCAGCGAATTTATAGATTGGAGCGCCACGGAAGGCAAGAGTCACGAACTTGCTGGAGGAGTCTGGGTGAGCCGACCACTCATTTGCTGAAGCGGTCTTAATGTTTTCAGCAGCTTCCTCATAAAGAGCAACAAGAACTTTGCGGCCGTCTTCGGCTTCGCGCAGCTCCCACAGGCCCTCTTCTCCGATCTTTTTATAAACATCAAACGCGACCTTCGCAAACTGACCAGATGCTGAAGCAAAGTCAATTGACCTGTCGGTCTGCGGATTCAGCGCTAGCTCAAGGGATTTCCAGTCAATGTCCGATTTCATGTGTCTCCAAGTGCCGGTAATTACGGGGCCTCGTCTAAATTAGAGCTTCCGGATTGATAGTTATATTTACAAGCAAAGGTCGGAATTAGCTATTCATATGAATAGTTTCGTCGTCACCCTCGGCCTCAGGTAGCTGGTAAATAGGCTTGCGCTGGCCCCTGCCCCTTAGCACTCGAAGTACCAGCTCTCCAGTACCCCAAGGGCTACGAGCCAGAGCTTGGGCAGCCGCCTGAGAAGCACCAGGACCGCCATCGCGAAGCGCAGATATGATTTCGCCATATCTGCCATTTAGCAAAGTTTTAACGGTTGCTGATACGCCCTGCTCCTCGCTAGTGTAGTTCTTGACACCAGCCGCATTATAGTTCGTCGCTCCCGGAGCCCCCTGTGTAGTGTTAAAGGGATTAAAAGCAGCCGTCCCTCCTTCTGCCGCTCGCCAAGCGTACAGGAACCTTCTATTTTCTGGAGTTGCTGGGGCTCCGATTCCGGTCAGGATCCTGCTATAAAATGCATCATCAGATCCCGCCGGGCCTGGAACGGTATGGAGTTTTGTAACAGTGATCTTTTTGCCACTAGGACGGGTACTCTCGCGTTCGGATACCACTCTTTGAATGTATTTCTTTACCTGCTCGGGCGAAGGGCTCTTGCCAGCACGCAAATCGCCGTCTTTGCCTACAATGCCTGTTAAAAAACTAGCTGGCAAATCTTTTATGGCCTTTGCAACATCCGGTCCAAGCATGTCCACCGCCTTGGATCCAAGATCTTTGATAAAATCAGCAACACCTGCTTCGGATCGCAGTTCGCGCTCGGCGCGCTTGAATAATGAAAAATTGGCCATGCGTAATACGGCAACAAGTAATAGCGCAAGCAGAATACGCGTCTGCGCAAAAAATCTAAGCGGCTTTCATCAAAGATGAATATTGGAACAGATTCGCTTATTATTGGACACGTCACAAGTCAGAATGAGGGCATTCAGGTTTACCTGGGGCACAGGAAGGTAGGATATATTAGGGCTCTAGATATAGTAAAAAACAGGGTAAAGTTCGCTTACCCACGGCCCTCGGCCGTGGACGAGGCCGCCATAGCTGCATTCAATAGTCGCGGATTCCACGTAGAGGTAGATGTGCTGTCAGATTCGTGACTACTAAATATCTCGAACGATAAGCAGTTAGCAAGCTATCCGGAGTAAAAAATGGCAAAAGGAAAAGATAACGAGTGGATGCAAGGGGCGGTCAGCCTAGAGGAAAAAGGTGAGCTACACAAGAAGCTTAAGATCCCGGAAGATAAGAAGATTCCGACCTCGCTTCTAAAGAAGAAAAAGAAAGAGCTGCAGGAGAGGGCAGAAGGCGACAAGAAGCTGACAAAGGCTGAGCGCGAGCTGCTCGGTCAGATTCAGTTTGCACTTAATGCTCGCCAGAGCCGCAAGGCATCACTCATGAGTGAGCTGGTCAAGGTTGCCGCTGCGCTTGATTCTGCTGGCCAGCGTGACGCCGCCGACCAGGTCGACGCCGTATTGGATCTTGTTTCAGAAACCGAATTCTGACTTGCTCTCACGCAAATAAAAACCGGGCCCTTTTCAGGGCCCGGTCTCTTTTCATCCTCTAATTATCAGATGATAAACCAGTTGCTTCCATCGCTGAGGAAGGTCATCGACTCGTTTTCAAGCATCAGTTCCTGAAGGTTTGACGATGAGTCGGCGACAGCGCCATCAATTGTCTGGCCAGAGCCCGAAGCGGTACCAACGTTGTCTTCGGCGCCGGAGTTGCGCTTCTTAATAACAATTACCCTACCAGTGTTGCCGGCATTCGCCTGCGGGAGACGAATGATGGAGCCGCCGGAACCGGTCACGAACACCACGTCGCTCGTCGCATTGACGCTGCCAGAGCTCGCGATGGTCTGAATCGTCAGCAGACGACGTGACTCAAGGAAGGCGAGGTTGACGGCATCATTGTTGCTCGAGGGGGTGGCAAGATTCGTGATCTTGTTCGAGCCCATCGAAACCGGCTGGTTAAACGTAGCGGTACCATTTACGGTAACTACGTCAGCATAACCATCGCCGATGGTGACTGCGCCGTTCATCGTAAACGCGCCGTCCACCTGAGCGCTACCGCCTATATGCAGGTTGGCAGCTGGTGACGCAACCGTACCTATAACAAGACGGTCATTCGATGCATCCCAGGTCAGGTTCGCTTCGCCGGAGACTGAGCGGGTGCCATCGAAGAAGGCAACCTGACCAATCGCACCGACGCCGCTGATCGCCTCAGAGGCGTTATACGACCAAGCAGCGACTACATCAGTGTTTTCTGGACCATAAGCAATGAACGAAAGCAATGCAACTTTATTGGCTGGCACGGCAGCTGGTATTGCGCCACCAAGCCAGCTCCAGCCGGCTGGGAAGGTTACCGTACGCTGTGCTGCCCCCGCGACGAGACGAACAGTGACAGAACGACCAACACCAAGATTTGACGTGGTAAAGTCCGTAGTGCCGGTCATGCTCAGGCTGCGGCAAACCGGCAGCGATGGGCTGGCATCGAGCGTCACAGATGTACCAGACAGCTGAATGTAGCCGTCAGTCAGGATGTAGTGGTTTACGCCCTCTGAGTCAACGAAGTATAGACCGTCGTCGCTCTTGGCGAAGAGCTTGCCATAGCCCGCTTCATGGGCCGGGACCTCGGCAACTTCACCGAGAGAAACTACGCCATTTACTTTGGCAGCGCCACCTACAAATAGGGCGTTTTGCGCATTGCTCCAGGTCAGGTTGGCGCTTGCACCGAAGTCATAGCCGTCGGCATTGAATTGGATCTGGCCAGTGCTGCCAGCAGGATCAATTGCGGTGATGGCTGACTGCAGCTGTGACAGCGTAACGGCGTCGGCAGCATCGGTACCAGCAGCAAGGCCAGTGACCTTGTTATTGCCCATGGCAATAGAACCGGTCATGGTACCGCCGGAGAGCGCCAGCTTTGTTGCATCAGCAGCTACGCGAGCCGAGGTCTCGGTGCCGAGGCTGGTCGCAAAGGCCGAATCAGCAGCAGCTCGGGTTGACGCTTCGCTGTCGATGTTACCCTGTAGGACGGTATCCTGAGCAGCACGAGCCGAGGTCTCGTTACCGAGGCTGGTCGTGAGCGCGGCATCGCCGGCAGCACGAGCAGATTCCTCAGTGTCGATCTCGATCTGGAGAGCCGCATCCGCAGCAGCCCGGGCCGAGATCTCGAGGCCGAGGGCTGAGCTTGCGCCAGTTGAGAGGTTATTGACCACGTCAAGGAGATAGCCATCAGCGTCCTGGAACGCGGAGACAATCTCGCTGAGCGAGTCGAGTGATTCGGGAGTAACGTTCGACAGCAGGTTGTTGATCTGGCCCTGCAGGTTGCTGTCGCCAGCAATGCGGGACGAGGCCTCACTGTCGATGTTGCCCTGTAGGACGGTATCCTGAGCAGCACGAGCGGAGGTCTCGGTACCAAGGCTGGTCGCAAAGGCCGAATCAGCAGCGGCGCGGGTCGAGGCCTCACTGTCAATGTTGCCCTGGAGAACGCCATCGGCAGCTGCGCGAGCCGAGGTCTCAAGGCCGAGGCTGGTCGTGAGCGCGGCATCGCCGGCAGCACGAGCGGACTCCTCAGTGTCAATATCGCCCTGGAGAGAGATAACCGCAGCAGCGCGAACTGACGCCTCGGCATCAACATTACCCTGCAGAGCCTCCTCGGCTCCTGAGGCGCGCTCGACCTCGTCTACAATGAGATCGTGCAGATAGCCATCTTGAGCAACGCGAGCAGATGTCTCGAGACCAAGGCTGGTTGAAAGCGCCGCATCGCCTGCAGCACGAGCTGACTCCTCAGTGTCGATCTCGACCTGGAGAGCCGCGTCAGCTGCCACGCGAGCCGAAGTCTCGCTACCGAGACTGGTCGCAAGAGCGGAGTCACCAGCAGCGCGGGCTGATTCCTCGGCGTCAATCTCGATCTGAAGAGCAGCATCGGCAGCTACGCGAGCCGACGTCTCATTTCCGAGGCTGGTGGAGAGAGCAGCATCCCCCGCAGCGCGAGCAGACTCTTCAGTGTTGATCTCGACCTGGAGAGCCGCATCAGCGGCAGCACGGGCCGAGATCTCGAGGCCGAGGGCCGAGCTAGCGCCAGTTGAGAGGTTGTTGACTACGTCAAGGAGGTAACCGTCGGCATCCTTGAATGCTGAGACGATCTCGCTGAGTGAGTCGAGTGACTCAGGGGTAACGTTCGAAAGCAGGCTATTGATCTGATTCTGCAGGTTGCTATCGCCAGCAATACGAGACGAGGCTTCGTTGCCGAGGCTAGTGCTGAGAGCGGCATCGCCAGCAGCGCGAGCAGATTCTTCGGCATCAATCTCGACCTGAAGAGCAGTGTCGGCAGCTACGCGAGCTGACGCTTCTGACGCCAGGCTACTCTGAAGGCCGGAATCACCAGCGATGCGGGCAGACTCTTCCGAGTTGATCTCTGAATCAACATAGCCCTTCGTGGCGGCATCAGCGTCCTTTGACGGGGTCTCAAGAGAGAGCTTTCTCTGATCAATGAGTGTTGCAATGATCTGCGTACCCTCGCGAGAAAGTACATATCCATCCGGAAGTTCAGAGATATCTAGAAATGTCTCTGAATTACCAAGACGGACTTTTCCAGTATATGGTCTAAAAGTCATGGTGTCTCCAAGTTAATTGGCTTGCTCCCTTCCCTATGCTCGATTTCTTGCTTATTGTACAATATAATTAGCAGCGATGGGGGGGGCCACCCCCCAGTAGTCATGACCCATGACATCAGTCTGATTACTGGCCAGCGCCCTCTGGCTCGTACTCCGCGCCTCCCTGCCAAGAATTGGCACCTTAATAGGGATGTGGCCTTGATAAATAGCCCGCCGCGAAGCGGGTTTTTGTTGCATCTATGAATCTGTAAATAAGAAATATGAAAGTTTAACCGGGCTCCATACCGGGCCCCATACCGGGCCCCATACCGGGCCCCATACCGGGCCCCATACCGGGCCCCATATCGGGCCCCATACCGGGCCCCATAGAGAGGGCCCCATAGAGAGGGCTACATGTTCAAAAAGACTGCTGCTGCGTATGACCTGGCGCAGAAATTCCTACAGAAGGGCGACGCTCGCAAGGCTCGCCTGGCCATGGATATCGGGGATCGGTTTGAGAAGGCCGCTGGCGCCCTCGAACGCGGAAGTCGTCTTCATCCGGCCTACGTCGAGGGCGACCTAGGTGCGACCGGTGATAATCTAAATCTAATGGGCGACTATCTAAAAAAGGTCCAAAGTCGCGTGTTAAAGATTGATCCAAATGTTTTCTCTGGGATGGGTACGACCGGCCTCCGATCAAAGGAAGCCTTGCAGCACCTACAGGAGCTTCAGGGCGTGCTGGACTCTGTCAAGGCCCTTTACGACAACCAACAAAGGACGGAAGTCGCTTGGATCAAATATGGCGCTCGAGCACCTAAAAGATATCGTCAACGAGGATATCAAGAACGGCCTGCTAGAAGGCGAAGACGCAGAAGTAATGAAAAATTACATAATGCACCTGCATCCCAAGACCGGACTCAAAAAGGACAAGGGGTTCCAGTTTAAAACCCCGCCAGGCGAAAAAATCTGAATAGGAAGCCCGCCGGATTGGCGGGTTTTCTATGTCTGCAGACAACCGTTCACCGGATTATTCGTGGTAAGAAGAAAACGGGTTGCGTCAACAACCCGGTTCGAAGTAAAAAAAGTTATAGGCTCTCCTCAGCTCCCGTCCTCCGGATCGCCCGGGGACGGGAGTTTCCGTATTTGCGGATATACTCATCAACTTGCTCAGGGTTGTTGTTCTGATTGCCGTAATCTGCGTGAAAACCAATGTGGCAAGCACGACAAAGAGTGATCCCATTATTAATGTCGTACCGCAAATCCTTATACTTAGAGAAATTATATTTGTGATGAGCATTCATCCCGGCGCCGCTCGCAGGTCCAATGTACTTGCAGCACTGGCATGTCATACTATCTCGCGCAAAAACTGCATTTCGCCAGTCTACATATTCCTGACTGGTTCGTGCAAGCTGAACCTCCTCGGTAGAACCATCACGCCAATTTGGATTATTCTCTCCGCTAAAATCAGAACGATAGTCCGCAAGTACGCAGCCGCAGCTTGTGACATGACCTATTTCCAACTTATGAGGTGGAGCGTAGTGCGTCTTTCCGCACTCACAAAGCAAGCTTGCCACAATCTCATCTTCGTACTTTTGCCCAGCAGGAGCGACAAATATATCAGTAACAGTAACCTTTCCAAATTTTTTACCGATCATCTGCGTCTTGCGCCTCGCAATAGCCGAGCACCGGTCGCTGCATGCGGTTGCCTTGCCCATACGCAGTTTTGTCAAAGCCTCGGTGCGAAGAGCGCCACATACACAACGGGCATCCACCATCACAATCTTGTTCTCATCTGTGGCAACTTTATTGAGCGCCTCTACCGTAAGCGATCCGAAAACCTTGCCAATGTCCACAGCGGCAGTCGAGCGGTGGTAGCAAGATAGAGAACAGTAGGCATTTCTGTTTTTCTTAGCGGCTTCCCGAAGGGTGTTTATGCGCTGTGTAGTAATAGACCCGCAGCCGGGGCATTCGCACTCCCACTCTGAGTGACTCTTCGTGGTTCCGAGGAACTTGATAAGCTTCTGACCGGCAATACGAGTCCCGACCATGGAGGCATTCCTGCTAGCAAATGCGCGCCGCTTTGCACACGAACTGCAGCCGTTTGGAATGAAAGAATCCTCTTCCACAGCCTCGATCTCTTCTTTTTTCAGAGATTCTACAACATTGTCGCAATAATTACACTTGCACTTCCAGGCAGGTCTGGCTCGCGGATAATGCTTTGCCCGTTCAAGTACCGTATAAGCAGGGTACACCTTGCCAGCAAGATCATCTGCTTGCGCAAGAACTTCTGCAGATTTTGTCTGACGCGGAAAGGATACCTTTGGATCATGCCGACACACCCCGCACCCCTGTGTAGAGCCATCGAGAACCTTTCTCGCAAGCGTCAGGGTTTTGCGACCACAGTCGCAGTCAGCCTGGAAGCACCACTGGCCCTCATGATCACGGGCAACGCCAGTGATAGTAAGAAGACTGTGCTTTAATCCGATCTGGCCGCGGTACTTTATTTCAGCCGCACACTCAGAGGTGCAGCTCATCCATTCGGCCTTTCTAGAAAAGCGACGCTTTGATACTGCTCCGCACGAGCAGCGCAAGATTGCCAGGACCCCTTGATTGTCAGTAGAGGCCTCCGCGCCGATAACTGTCATGTTGCCATAGACATTGCCCATCTCCTTGGCAAGCATCTGATGTACAGACTTGCAAGTAGATGAGCAGTAGAGATCTTCATTATTTTTTAACGCTACCTTAACGGCGCTCTCCTGGATGCGACGCTTGCCGCCGCAGTCACATGTGCACTCCCAGTAAGCCTTTGAGTCCTGTCTTGGTAGCTCTGTCGTAATCGTCAGATGACCTATTCGCGCCCCTATCATAACTATCTCCTCGTTTTGTGGATTGTAGCAGTTTTCCAAAAAATCATGAAAACTCTCATCTCACACAAGATATATCGCAATATGCATTATACCCAGACGAGGGTTTTTAAGCTAGGTTTCGCTCAGAAGTCCCTTTATCTCCTCAAGACGACCCAGTATTCCGATTACTTCTTGGTCACTCTCGCAGATCTTCTTTATCTTCTTTAGTGCTCCGCCGTAACGTCTCCCTCCGTTGGAATAATCGATATTGCCAGAGATAATCTTATGTACTGTCGTCTGACATACCCCTAACATGTCAGCGACCTCCATCTGCGTTCTTTGCTCCATATACGTCCGGATCATAACCTCGCGCTGCCGCTCGGTCAGGCACGTATCAATGACCTCTTTGATCTTAGCGATCAGCCGATCCTGCAGCTCCTTCATCTCCTCCATCAACTCAACTTCGTTGATGTTATAAGTGGCATTCCTGAGATAGACGGTAGACAGGATAACGGGATCAACGACGACTTCGCGATAAAGGTACTGGGAATTGCTTGACTTAGAAATAAATCACCTCGACTGCTAATAAAAGTTTCAACCTAGCTCGTATGGAATTACATTTTATAGCCGGCGGTCTGGCGTATTTTACCGGGCACGCAACAAGCAGCCCGCAAGCGAATTGCGGGCCTTGGCCGGGTTAAATTGCATTTATTTTAGCACTCGCAGTAGGATTGGCAGCAGCGGCTTCATTCCTGGGTGCAGTGGCTGCGGTAGGTCGCTTGGCTCTACCCACCGGTGCTCGGCTGATTCCTCGCTGTCTGTTGGCTCGAACTCTTCTGGAATGCGCAGCAGGTAGCTGCGGTATTGGAAATCTTTTTTCTTGTACGTGTGCAGGTGTTGTAGTTTGCCCGCTAGTGCTGTGCCTGTTTCTTCTGCAATTTCGCGAAACAGTGCTTGTTCGGGTGATTCGCCTGGCTCGACGCCACCGCCTACAAGACTCCATGTGCCACCGGCGCTTAGATGAGGTGCGCGCAGTTGGAGTAGAATTCTGCCGGTGCTGCTTGCTACTATGACGGCTCCGGCAGCCAGTGCCGGGCTTGCGCGCTTAAAAAGCGAAAAAGTCATCGCGCTCCCGGTTTTTGACATCATCTCTATGTGTCCATAATAATAGGTTTCGCAGTTGTGATGCCCTGGCCCGGGCGGCCAGTGGTACTAAATATATTGTATTATGGACAAGTAAAACCTACGCAAGGCTAGCGATCTCCGGAGAATCCATGTCACGTCATTTTGGTGTATCGAATCCAGCTGTATTAGCGGTCTCTCAAGCCTCAAATCTCGTTAGATCAACCGACTCCCAGGTAGCACCAGTCGCTGCGGGTCAGAGCATCTCGACTTTTGAAGATACTGCGGTCAATATCGTACTCACTGCCAGCGATGCCAATGGCGATTTGCTGAGCTATGCAGTAGTCGCCGGCCCCAGCAATGGCGGTCTGACGGGCACCGCCCCGAACTTGACGTATACGCCCAATGCGAACTATAACGGCTCGGACAGCTTTACGTTCAAAGCTAACGATGGTACTGCAGATTCGGCCGTAGCTACTGTCTCTATAACGGTAACTGCCGTTAATGACAGCCCTGTAGCAAATGCCCAGAGCGTTAGCGTGCTCGAAGACGGCTACGTTGCCATTACCCTGACTGGCAGTGATATCGACGGAAATCCACTGACTTACACAGTAGTCGCCAGCCCCAGCAATGGCGGTCTAACGGGTACTGCCCCGAACCTGATCTATACGCCCAACGCGAACTATAACGGCTCGGACAGCTTTACGTTCAAAGCTAACGATGGTACTGCAGATTCGGCCGTAGCTACTGTCTCTATAACGGTAACTG